ATATAATCTACTCATCATTTGGTGAAAGAAATAATCACCACGAGCAATTCGTAATCTTTTTTTGTGTTGGTATCTAATATAAAAATGACTAAAACTCTCTGTGGTACCTTGAGTATAACATGCCTCTGTAAACTCTTGTATACCATTTAGATCATGTGGTTTACTAAACCAATTTTTATATGTGTCAAAAAAATTATGTTTTATTTGATTATCACTGTAGTTTATGCTTGTCCAACTATTGATTGAGTCGTCTCTACACTGTAAAGTTTTTGGATCGTAAATACAGTGAGCATTACCAAAAGGTTTATCTACCTTATGATTGTTTGGTATGCCAGTAATATTATTTGCCGATGTCTTTGATGTCATTTTCATGTATTACCTGATATGCACCTTTGTTATATGCAGGTGCAACTGTAAAACTATGTTTTACTGATTTTCTTTTAGGAGCACCATTGCCCATATGTATTAAAGGTTTTGGATTAGTTATCTTTTGTATTTTTCTTGTAGAATTGAATAGTGTGTTGATGTCATTAAATGCAGTAAACTCTGATCTAGGTGTTTTTTTATATCCGATAGATTCTAAATACTTTTGATAATCATCTCTTGCTTTTTGTAAAGATGGTGTCAAAGGTAGTTTGTTTACCTTCCTTCTTTGATATACTGAATATTGTTTAATCATTTTTAAATACTAATTTATGTAATATATAAAACCAACATCCGTTTATTGTAGGTTCTATTAATGCAACTGCACCTGCTTCCCACAGACTCGCACCCGTCAATACAGATACAACAGTCATTGCTATTATAACATGACCAATTGTATAAATCAAGGCCAAAATTAGACTTGATTTTCTTATAATATTGAATATACCAGACGTAAATTCTGTCATTTTTCCCACCTATAAAATATATGCCTTCCAACTTTCATTGTTTTTGTTTTAGTTTCTGCCCATGATGGTTTGACATAATCTGCATGATAATGTGTCGCACCCAAGGTATTAACTAAACTTCCGTATGTTAATGTAGTTTCTGCGATTGATTCTGCAATACGCCATGCCTGTGGATTATAAGGGGTATCATCTTTTCCGTCACAATACCACGAAAATTGACATCTATTTTTTATTGGATAGTAAACTGCATCATTTGGATCAGGTGTTTCTCTAGTTTTCCAAGACTCTCTAGTCGGGCCTTGTTTAACAACACCACATACAGTATTAGGATATCTGTGGTCTTCAACTCTATTCATGACCACATCTGCAACGGCATACATGCCATCTATATCTTGATTTTTTGCCTCGTGATAGACGTTAAGTGCTAGACACACAACGGCAACATTTATTGCTTCCCACATATTTTTTCCACTCTCTTAATAATATTTCTTGTAATCGATATGCTTGTCTTTCCCACGGTTGTCTTCGATATTCATAATTAGAATAATTGTATCCTCGCCAATAAACTGTGGAACCTTGATTATTTAAATCTTTCATCTTACCTGTTGCATACTGCATAACATGAACCATTTCATGTAGTATCGTTGTAATAAAATCATCATCTTTTAGTTTCTTATAAACTATAATATCAAACTCGTTTCTCTCTCCACCCCTAGAACACTCACCATCAATAGGTATATCTGTAGTCAATTCTACATTAACATGAATAGTTCTGTGTCTTGGTGTCAATCTATTATAACACCAATTAACTAAATTCTCAACAAGTCGTCTTTGTTTTTTAGTGCCACCTTCTACATCTACAGTATTCATCTTACCTCTCCTATTTGCGTAGGGGGTTAAACAAGAACTGTTAACCCCCTTTGGGTCACATTCACATTGTCTCATCATATATTTATAGTGACCACGACACTTGCTATTGTGATGATGAGGTTGAGAGGTCGCAAGTGTCAAACTTTTCATTAGGAAAATATCTCTTTTATAAAATATAATGTAAAACCTATCATTCCGATATGTACAAATACTGTTAAAGTTTCGTTAATCATAGTCACCTCCTAACTTAAATATAAAGGACCAGTCCATTGAATAGGATAATTACCTGTAAGAACATTACCTCTTGCTCTGTTCTTGGCAGGTGCTTTCCATGACGCAGCTTTAAGAATATCACCTTTCTTAAACTGAGGTTGTCCACCAGGTGTGAACATATCTTCTTTTACAATGAAACCAAAAACTGATCTCTGATTTGATCTACCTGTAGTAATTTTGAAAAATTTAGAACCACCAACTTCTAATTGAATATTATCTTCATATTCTTTTATCATATTTTCATTGTTGATAAATTCTTTGTAATCTTGGATTGCAGCTTCTTTTAGAAACTCAAATCCTTCTTCGATTGTGTTTGCTGATTTATTTACTGTTTGCATAATAAGTACCTCTCATTTCTTATTATATGATACCACGAAACGGGGTATATGTCAAGGGTTATTTTTAATAATTTTTTCCTAAAATCCACCCTACAAGACTCTTTCGAATGCCCGATTTTACTGGGTTTACACGATGCCAAAAGTCTGATTTAAAGAATATTGCCTCATTCTTACTGAGACGGAATGTCGCATGTCTCAAATCTTTACTAGGATGACCATATTCTAAATCAAAATCACCACCCTCATAATCATCATTTAAAAGTAATGAAAATGATATTTTTCTAATACGATTATCTGCATATGGTTTTGTGTGTTGATCAATATGCCATCCATATTCTCCACCCTCTCCATACTCTGTATATTGTAATGGTTCAACTCCGTCTATCTCGAAGTTCCAACCTGCATCCTTATTAATTATTTTTGCATAATTTAAAACTTTGGCCAATGTGGCTGCATCATTTATCCATTTGATTCTTGATACTCTAGATGTATGACCACTGATGTCAACAGTTTCAGCATCTTTAAATTCACCACCGCTGACATCTATCTTAAATGGAAAGTTTCTTTTTAGATAGGGTTCACCTATTCTCATGGTTTGACAAAATCATCATTCCAACCAAATGCTTCTTTTACAACCTCTTTAGATAATCCTTTGTACACTTGATGTAATTTTTTATCTTTTGCATTTATAACAAGTTTTGCTTCAGTCTCGTGTAGACCTTCTAACAATTGCACAAACATCAATTCTTTTTTATATTTTGGTGTATTATTATCACCACCTTTAATATAATGATATAATTTTTTTGCCTCTGATGCTAATCTTGTATGTTCAGTTCCAGCAGGTGCATCATTAGGTTTGAATGGTACATCACCCTCAGGTAGTTCCCAAACAATCTTAGGATCAAATGATGATTTGATTACCATTCTTAATGATTGATTGTCAAACTTTTTTAGTATTTCTACTTTTGCATCTTTTGTTTTTGCCTTATGTACTTTGTCTAGTATTTCTGAAAACAATAATGAATTACTAGAATTCAATACTGTACCAGGTAATGGTTTGTTCATTAGAAATCTCCTATCGAATCAGTTAGTTCTTTTAGTTTATTTTCGATAAAGTATGTTAATAGTTTACTTCTATCGCCACATGGTGCTTCGTTAAACTCATTGATAATATCTGTTTGAATGTTGACTGGTATGCAGTCTAAGTCTATAAGATTTTTATTACGACTATAATTACGAACTACTTCATCAGTTGCCATCGTATTGTCAAAGTTGCCGTCCTTCCATGCTTCTATTTTCTTTTTACTTAAAGGTTTTTGTCTTAGTCCTTCAGTAAAAACATTATCATTTGACAGTACATTTGGTATACCATCAGATGAATCTCCTTTTAATATATGTACTTTTATATATTCGTGTGGATCTTCACCATTTAGTTTTTTCTTTAAAATAGGTGAAAATTGAGATACATTTGAATATTTTTGTAATTGAATAAAATCTTTATCACCAGATATTATCATAATCTTTTCTTCGGGGTATTGTTTGGCCACAGTTGCAATAATATCATCTGCCTCTGCACCATGAACCTCAACAACCTTATATGGTAGATAATCTTTTATTTCTTTTTTTATTTGATTTAAACATTCAAAGATTGACTCCCAATCTTTACTATCTTTGTCTCTCGCTTTTTTACGATTTAATTTATAGTAAGGAAAAAAGTCTCTTCGCCAATAATGTTTACTATCATATGCTAATACGATCTCACCATACTCCTCGTTGAAGTCTTGGCGATACATTCTAATAGAATTCAATATCATATGTCTAACCATACCTATATCAGGTTTCTTGGTTTTTTCCATATTCAAATGCATCATCAAACTCGCAAGTGAGATTTGATTCATATCAAGTATAATCATTTATCCTCTGTCAATTCTTTTACTTTTTCTATATTAACGCTATGATACGATATATCTAGATTTTTGTCAACTGATTTTTCGGTCATTATTTTTTCAACAAGATCATTTAATATATGTTTGTATCCCATATCTTTATAACAGATTGCTCTTACACATTCATTTAAAAATGGTATATACATTTTCATCAATTCAGATGTAACATCAATACCATTCTCTTGAAAATTTGTAATCGCATTGACTACAATACTTTCTGCAAGTTCTTCTACGAACTCGATGTCTTCACGAACCCTACTGTTTTCCTCTGGTGACACTGTCACCACTCTTTTCCACGGTCCTTTTATTATGTTGTCTGTCATTAAATTTTTCTTTCAAATCAAAAAATCGTAATACGTCTTTAACTCTCATAGACATATTACCATCTCTAGATTTACGTTTTAGTTTTTCGTATTCTGCGTATTCATCAATACTCATTTTCCATTTGTGCAACTTTTTTTAACCACCTTTTTTTACCTGCCTTTTTAGCAAGTCTTTTTTTCTCAGATGGCTTTTGAAAAAACTGTCGTTCTTTTATTTCTTGTAGAATTCCAGCATTCTTAACCATCCTTTTTAACTTTCTCATGGCCTTATCTACATTGTTGTCTCTAACAATTACATGCAGACCTTCAGTCCTTTCAAAGTTTGGTTTCTTTCTATATTGTTTCAAGTTTACTCCTTCATTTTATTTAGTTGATAAAACTGTAAATATTGCAGCCATCCATTCAAAGACTGTTCCATAATCTACCATAGTTAACAATGCACCAATTGCCATCCAAAAAAATATTTTTAACATTTGAACGGTGACATCTCCTCTGTAAATTTCGGTAGAAAATCGTATTTAAAAAACTGTCTGCCATTATATGATTGGCAGTAATCATTAAAAAAATTTATATCAGAATATGGTGTTCCTTCATGACCATACTCATCATTGTAAGTATGATAGTATTCAGAACCATGTATCATTTCTACACCAGACTCACCAGTAAAATTACATACATCTTCTTTGTAATTTTTATCACAAAATATTTTAATCTTGTCATGTAATTTAGAAGACGACAATCTATCAAGTTGTGATAAAGGTGCGTTTCTAAAAATTGTATAATAAGTTTTAAAATAAGGATTATACTTTTCAGAGTCGTCCTTATATTCTCGCCAATAAACTAAATGTAATGTTCCTTGTTTACTCATTAAGCAGTTCCAAATAACCTTTCATAATTACTCGTTGCAACATTTTGGGCAGAGGGCATATGATGATACCCAATACTACATTTTAAGAAGTAGTCACTCAAGAACTCCTTCTTCAACACTAAGTGTTGTTCGAAGGTCCTACCATTCCTTAATTTAACAATGTAAGATCCGTCTTCATTTATTTTAGATATCTTACCTTGTTGTTCTGGTATTCCAGCACCCCAAAACGCAGTGATTTGATCGCCTTTTTTGATTTCGATTGACATTTGATTACCTCTCTTTTTGTTCATCTATTATTATTGTGACAGGTTAGGGGTATGTTGTCAAGGGTTATATTGAATTATTTTGGCAAAAAAATGCCCGATAAATAAGGACTTTTTAGGTGCGACAATCTGTCAGCCCCCTTGTCCTCTATATTTTTTGTAATTTGCTCGTTTATTTTTGTTCATAGATGACATTTTTACTTTGCCTCTACCTATAGATGTTCTTTTGATTTTATGTTCATACACACTCACTGTATTCATCTTCATTTTTCTTACCATAATTACTCCTTTGGTTTGTATATTGTTATCAACTCGTCTTTACCTTTTACTTTAATTTTATCAACTTTGACTGACTCAATATTAGTCAATTGATCTTTTGTGTAAGATGAGTATAATGTAGTCAAAACTTTTCCCTTTTTATCTTTATAATTTCTTGTGGATGCCTCTAATCTTGCGGCCAGGTTTACTGCGTCACCGATTACTGAATAATCAAATCTAGTATCACTTCCCATATTACCAACTATACATGTACCAGTGTTGACACCTGACCCAATATTGATCTCTGGTAAACCTTTATCTAAAAACTCTTGTTTTAATTTTTCTGTTTCTTTTGCACATTCAATACTTGTTTTCACTGCCATGTCAGCATGATTAGGACAATCTAATGGTGCATTCCAAAATGCCATGATACAATCACCCATGTATTTGTCAACTGTTCCACCATTATCTAATACGATTTTTGTCATGCGATTTAAGTAATCATTGATAACTTCTACTAATCCCTCTGGGTCATCATTGTTTTTATAGTATTCTGATATAGGTGTAAACCCTACAATATCCATAAACAAGAATGACATCTCTTTTCTTTCACCACCAAGTTTCAATTTACTAGGATCTTTTTGTAATATGGCAACTTGTCTTGGATCAAGATATGTTTCAAACTGTTTTCTTATTTGTTGTTTTAATTTAAACTCTAAAATGAATCTATTAAATATACCGTGCAAACCTACAAATAATATTGTGACTAATATCCAAGTGATATCAAATAAGATTAATTTTTGTTGGAATAGTAAATTAGTGTAAACTAATCCACCTATACTTCCTAAAACTATTGTTAGACCAACAATTAGGTATGGTGCAAATCTTGTAACTAAAACTATACATAAACCAACAAAAAATGCTAATACAATCTCTATAAGTGGTAGTATGTCAATCCTCTCAATATTAATACCATCAATTACAGTTTGAAGTGTTGATGCGATTGCAACATAATCATATTGACTTCCTATTGGTGTTGCTATTACATTACTCAATCCTTCGGCAGTCACAGCCACTATAACAGTTTTACCTGCAAATCTTAATTCTTCTGATCCTAAATCTGCGACTGAAATAGTTGGATATGCTGTGTTCCATGATAACCAAATTCTAGCATTTGCATCTGTTTTTATTGTTGCAAACCCAGGCACTCGCATTGCTATGATTCCAGCATCACCAGATTTTACTTGATAACTAGGATCACCTGTAGCAGTTCTAATAACTTCTATTGCCATAGACGGATATACATCTTCACCTATTTTCATTAGTAGAGGCATTCTTCTAACGACACCATCAATCTCTGGTGCAGTATTCAAAACTCCTACACCTGATGCAC